TATTCTCTTATCCTCTGTGGTCTTAGGGTAAACTGTATGAATTAATGTAGAAGGGAAGATCAAAGCATGTCCCTCACTACCTTTATCGATATTAACTTTCTGTCCTCTGTTATCTTTGATGAAATAAAATGGTGCATCATCATTAGTACAACTTATGTAACAGCTAAAAGAATAAAATGAATGACGGTGTTGATGTGGGAAATGTTGATCACCTTTTTCCATTACATTCACCCACATCTGAACAATCTTCATGTTCTTCTTATCCATCTCCATGATACCATACTCAGGTGTATGGTATGGAAAACTTAAATCTATAGTCTGTGTTATCCAGTCTTCAAAAATATTTGGTATCGGCATCTGATACTCTTGTCTTATTGATGCCTCTTTCTCATCACCTAAAGGTTTCTTTGATGCTATACCCATGTGAGATGCCTTAGTAAGATCTGCAAAGACATCATCTGGTATAGCAGCAACTAATATATCTGAGTTAGGAATAAAATTCATAATAAGAAAGGGGGATATTAAGTCCCCCTGTAGATTAAACCTAGATTATGTTTCGCTTTCTCGCTAAACGCATCTAGTTTATAGTCTATTGCGAAAGACTAACACTATCTAGGTCTAGTTTAATATCCCCTTCTGGGAATGTAATATTATAATCAGGATTATATGTTCCATCTGGGAACACTACATCCTCCTGTAAGTCATCAGTGTTAATCGTTATGTTATCACCAAAGGTAATAATATCTTCTGGTACAGGATGTGTATGCTTAGGTAATCCCTCAGCAATCGTTTGGAGTCCTTGGTAGTGTCTCCATACTTCACTAAGAGTACTTCTATCAAAGTCCTTAGCATCTACTGCTTCTTTGAATGCCTCTCTAACAGCATCAACAGCAGTATCAAATTTTGAGTGTAGTAATCCGCAGGTCATAGTTCTAAAATTTCTTAGGGTGGGTAACAACATCACCATGTATCTCACCGATATCATCTATGTGAGCATGGTCTATCTCATCTATGTGTGCATGATCCACACTGATGTGTGAGTCAGGAACTATCTTAACTTTATATATGCTCTTGTCCCAAGCATGTTGAGTCTTCCGAGCAAAACGGTAATCTAATTTCTTCTTACCCCAGTACAAACCGACTAACCATAGAGTGAAGATAAAACCTTCAACCCAAGTTAACTCAGTCCATATTTTATAAATCCATTGCATTGGCTTCTGAATAAAGATCAGTTTCTAATTTGTCTAAGAGGATATCATAATCCTCATCAACATCACCATAGAAAGATACACCTCTCTCTTCGTAATGTCTGTTCACCCTATTATATACGGCAGGGTACTCTATGTCAAGTGTAATCTGTCTGTCTATTGCATCCCATAGGAGAGGCAACACAGAAGAGAACTTCTCTAACGTTGTCATTTGTACTTAACCTACTATGAGCAGTACTGGTTAAGTATTGAAGTAGTCTTTACGCATGTACCTACCCAATATGTTACTGTTGTAAAATTTTGGTATGCCATTTTCATCAGCCTCCGTAAGTACATTGTTGATAAACAGTTGTCTGGTCTCTTCGTAATTGACCTGACCTAATGTTTTATGTATACTAATTATCTCTCTTCGGAAGGTATTATTCCCAACACTTTTTCGTTCTTCATTAAGTTCTTTAGAACTTCCGTAGTATTTTTTCCAGTTACTTTCAGACGTAACCCTTCTACCTCCAGTGCGAGGCTTTCGTTTTTGCCAAAAGTATTTGCGTCCGATGTATTGCTTGCCAGTTTGTAAATTAGTAATCCTGTAGACGAAACCGAACTGACCGTCAATGTCAGCAGAAGTAAAAGTTGAACCCTTATAGGTCCAGGGGTTCTCATAACTTCCTTCCAAAGTCTTTTCATTAGTCACACTCTCCATCTTCATCGTTTATAGTAGCGTAGGATATAGATCCATCGCCACTATCTATACGATAAACTGAAGTGTCAGAGTAAACCTCAGACTTTAACTCTGCTAATGCTCTTTCAAGATCAGCGATTAATACTTTAAGTGTTGCTTTTTGCATAGATTATTCCCAATATTCATCTAGTTTATCCAATACATCTAAGAGGATTCTTTGTGCTGCACCTCTCTGTCTATCATCCCACTCAGGATACCACCCATTATCAAGACCAGTTTTGACCTTCATAATATAGGCAGTCATGTAGACTTTGTTTAAGCGTCCGTTCACTTAACCGCCTACCAACTTAGACCAGTCAGCATCGAACTTCTCTAACCCCTTGTCCGTGAGAACATGCTTGTACATTCCAGTAAATATGTTGCTAGGAATAGTACAGATATCAGCCCCCACTCTGAAAGCAGAGGAAACTTGGTGAACGTCCCTAATGGACGCAGCAAGGACTTGAGTTTTGGCGTTATGTGTAGCGTAGACATTTGAAATCTCCTCAATAAGTTTAATACCATCGAATGATTGATCGTATACACGACCTACAAATGGTGAGATGTATGTTGCACCTGCCTTAGCAGCAAGTATTGCTTGTGCTACAGAAAAACATAGTGTAACGTTAACAGATACATCATCATCTGTCAAGTCTTTACAAGCTTTAAGTCCAGCAGGTGTACAAGGAACCTTAATGGTTATGTTTGGTCCAATGTCAACATATTCATCTGCCATCTCTAACATCTCTTCTGTGGTCTCTCCCACAACTTCAGCAGATACTGATGAATGAAAAGGAAAGATCGAGGAGATTTCTTTAAGAACTCCGACTGGATCCTTACCTGCTTTCAACATAAGAGATGGATTGGTGGTAACACCATCTATCAATCCTGTCTCGTAAGCATCACGAATAAGTTCAACGTCAGAGCAATCCAGAAATATTTTCATGGTAGTCTCGTAGTAGTTGCAATATTTATTATAACAGAAAAGCACCCCAGTGGGGTGCTTAAAGGAAATCAACACATAATGTGTTGTAATTATCGTCTAATTGTTTTAACGACTTTAACACCACGATAAATTAAATCTTGGTTGTTAGAATCTTTAGATTGATTTGGACGATTGTTAGTGTCATACTCGACACCACGGTAAGTGACTTGTGCCATTTGTTTGCTCCTGTAGGATGAGGTTGTTTAGACCGTTCCTTCAGTCGGCTTTTGCGTCTCAAAATTACATTCTAAATCCATTACTTCAGTAAAATGTACTTCATACATTTCAACTAACTCTTGTTTCGTTTCCGAATCAACAGTGTTGTTTCTTCGTATACGATCTACCATTTCTGATACATCGGCACAAGTTACAGCAGTAGCAATTAGAATTTCAATCATGAGATGAACGTATCCGTTCCGAGTCGGCTTACTTGCGTCCCCCTGTGGGGATGAACGTAAAATTATTTATATGAGGAAACCCTTATAAAAGAGTTTACCTCGTTACAAAAAGAGGGGTGGGAGGTTGGGTTCCTGTATTACCAACAAGAGGAGGGCATTACTACAGTTAGTAAGATTTCGCCTCTGCCTGAGACCCGACTGGTAAGTCGATTCTCCTTTCGGAGCAGCACCACCTGTGTCTCATCACCTTATCCAGCTATATGCCAGAAAGATTATTCAGTCACTCCCATGTCAAGACCGTCGTCTCAACAAATATAGTATAGCATGTTTAAATTTCTTGTCAAGCCCTGTCTTCAATAAAATCTGGACATAGTATATTCTCTGCTAGTCCATGTGCATGAAGGTTAGCTTTAGTAAGCTTACTCATCCAAATCCTATCATCCAATGAGACTGTTCTACCTAGTTTCATTTTGTAAAGGATCTCAACAAGTTTTAAACGATAGTTTTTACTTAAAGGCATTTGTTTGTATAGTTGATCAATAAGATGCATCGGTATATCCTTGGTCTTCTACTGGAACTACAAGATGTTTACTCGTATTTACTATTTTAGATTCTAATAACTTCTCTAACTCATCAACAGATAAAGTATGGGCAATAACTTCATCATTCTTATCATAAACGTGAAAAATTAAACCACTCATAGTCCTTGTTTACGTGCTGTAGCCCATATCATATGGGTCATACCCTCACCTATATCATGTTGACCTGCATCATTCAACAGTGAGTCCCATTGTTCTATAGGATGATCTTCTGCAGATCTTTTTATAGCATCTTTCAACTCTTCAATATCCCATTGAATATCAGAGTTTGAATCCTGCGAAGGTGTCTTCTTTGACATCTTGTTTGATTCCTCCAACGACATACGATTCGATCTCCGTTTCTTGAGGTGCGTTTTGTTGTCCCTTACTATTTAACCAATGTTCAGTCCAAGGTAATGGATTGTTTCTCATAGGTACATCATATAATGGATCCAATCCTATGGCTCTCATCCTTTTGTTTGCTATCCATTCAACATAGTTCTGTAACAGTTTATCATTAAGACCAATCATGCTACCTTCCTTAAACAAATAGTTTGCCCAAGACTTCTCTTCATCAACTGTCCTCCTAAACATTTCAATAACTTCTGGTTCTAGTTCCTCACATATAGTTTGCATCTCTGGGTCATCACCCTTCTTCCAGTTGTTTAATATCTGTTGGGTGATAACAAGGTGCTGTGATTCGTCACGTGATATAAGGGATAAGATTTTTGCTGATCCTTCCATGAGTTTGTTTTCACCAAATGCAAAACTGCAAGCGAAACTAACATAAAACCTAATACCTTCCAGTATGTTAACATTTGCTATTGCTCTGTATAAATGTTTCTTTAAATCTTTTCTACACCATTCTGATGATGGAGATCCTTGTGCACCATCCTTCCACATGCTACCAGCACCCCACTCCTGTGCATAATTAACAAAGTCATCATAAGATTTAGTAACTGACTCTGCACGAGAAAGAATATTCTCATCCTTAAGTATGGTATCAAAGACCTCAGAGGGATCTGAATAAACATTCTTAATAATATATGTGTATGATCTGGAGTGTATCATCTCC